ACAGCAGTTAATGCACAAAACTGCATGTTTTCAGGTCTGGCGTTGTTTACCGGCACAGAAGGCTGACAATTAATCTGGCGCAGAAAACCATCCAGAATGGTTGGGTCTTCGGTGAGATCAATGATCGCCAGCAGTTCAGGTAAGGTCAGTTGGTGCGACTGGTCCGGGTTCAGCTTGTTGCGCAGTGTGGCCGGTTGCATTCCTACTTTTTTAGCCAGTTCTGTGACGTTGTGTGCCAGTGAAAACTGGCGGCAGGCATCATCGAGATAGTTTCGTACTGAAACTTTATAATCGTACATGATTCGCACCTTACGAATTGCTAGCCTGAATTACGCATGAAGCGAAATTCGGCATTCGCTTAACGCTTCAACAGTAAGGGCAGCCATATTGACTTCGACTCGCGCACGCGGCTTATCGCCTTTCCCGCGGATCGGCAGGCGGCCATCGCGAACCATGTCGCGGGCAGTACCCATGGCTATGCCCGTTAAACGGCAATACTCTTCAAGTGGCAGGTAGGGCGTGGGGATGGTGATTGTAATGTTAGGACGCATAGGGCAAACTCCTTCATTCGTTTGAATGCAGCAACATTCAACAATATTCACGTTTATCGAACTTACAACACGGAGACTAATTCGACTTAATCGAATTTGCAACCAATAAATGCGAAATACTGGAAAATTTACCCTACCAACTGATAGCGCATTGGTCTTAGATCGTGTTTGTGAGGCATACGGCTTCGGCACATCCCTGCAGCTGGCAGATCATTTAGAAATGGCTGCAAGTAGCATGTCTGCCAGAAGAAAGCGCGGCACTTTCCCGGCGGACATTGTTGTACAATGCGTACTGGAAACCGGTGTTAGCCTGGAGTGGCTAACAACAGGTTCAGGCAAAAAGTTTGAAGATGATTCGTTAGATATACTAAAACTTCCGCGCAAAAAACTAATTGAAGGTAAGCTGTTCGATTCTGGATTTGTAATGCTTGATAAAGCCTTCTTCCGCGAAGGTGCACCGTTACCTACAGATGCGTTTTGCCTTTTAGACGAGAACGCCCAGTACATTATTGATAGAAAATTTTCTGAAATCTTTGATGGGGAATGGCTGGTTGATATTGAAGGTAAACTAAGTGTCAGAACTTTAGGCCGCATACCAATCAGGAAAGTAAGAGTTAGCGGAATTGGTATGGCGTTTGATTGCAACATTGATGATATTGACGTGATAGGCAAAATAGTTCTTACCTTTAAATAAGGGATTATCATGACAGCAAAAAAAAATGAAATTCAGAACAACGAAGTAGATACTAAAACTAAAACCTGTTTTGTAATCATGCCAATAGCAGATCATCCTGATTATGAAACAGGTCATTTTACAAGGGTATATGACCACCTTATTAAACCTGCATGTATTGCTGCCGGTTATCAACCAATTAGAGCCGATGACAGTAAAGCATCTCACATGATCATGTTTGATATTTTAAAGAAAATCATGGATTGTGATATGGCAATATGCGATCTAAGTTCTAAAAATGCTAATGTATTTTATGAGTTAGGTTTGAGGCAGGCTTTTAACAAGAAGACTATTTTAATAACAGATGGTAGAGACAAGCCTCCTTTTGATTTAGCAGGATTCCGATACGTTCCATATTCTCAGTCGCTAAGAGTTGACACGGTTAATGTTGAAATTAAATTAATTCACGAAATGTTAGCTGAAACTGAATCCGCACCTGAAGATGATGTAAATTCAATAGTCAAGCTATTGAAAATTCAACCAGCTAAAATTGACAAAGTTAATTTGAGCGAAAATGACAGCATTATATTTGAGATGATTAACAAGTTAAATAAGAAAATAGATAGCCTTGGTACAAACAATAACACTTCTACCAACATCTCACGAGCAGCGAAACTTATGAGTAATGCGAGTCAAGGTATCAGCTCAAAATTAAGGCTAGCGGATTTGATGGTTTTTGAACCAGAAAATATTATGAAATACACATATACATACAGAGATACTGATATCGGGTACATTACTGATTTTACTCAAAATTATATGAATTTTAGTGGAGAGAATGGAGAAGGAATTACGTTCCCTCGTTCGAATGATTTCATGGAAAAAATCACAGTTAATAATCTTAAAGGCTGATAAAAATGAGTTTACGGAAAAACTCAGCCGGGAAGTGGCAATTAGATTTCTATCCTGAAGGTAAGCCTAAAGGAAAATCCAGCAAGCGTATACGTAAAACATTTTCAACTAAAGGTGAGGCTTTAGCATATGAAAATTATATTATGGAGACGCTGGATAATAAACCTTGGTTAGATGGCAAAGAGGATCGCCGCAAATTATCAGAGCTTGCACAGCAATGGTTCGATGAACACGGAATCACCCTAGACGATGGGAAAAAACGTCTTAAGGCGATGCAGTTCGCCTGTGAAAGCATGGGCAACCCGCTTGCCCATGAATTTAGTTCAACTATGTTTTCCGTATACCGTAAAAAGAGATTATCTGGCGAGATCTCCAGAACGGCGAGAGTTCAGAAAGTATCACCACGCACCATGAATCTTGAGCTGGCTTACTTTCGCGCAGTGTTCAATGAACTCAAGCGGTTAGGTCACTGGAAAAAGGATAATCCTTTAGAAAGCCTCCGTCCCTTTAAATCTGAAGAGTCAGAATTAGCTTATCTTGAAGTGAATGAGATCACCCGCTTGCTTGAAGAATGTAAAAAAAGCAGGAATCCCCATGTTTTTCACGTAGCTCATATATGCTTAGTTACCGGTGCCAGATGGGATGAAGCTGAATCCCTTACGACTAAGCAACTAAGAAATCTAAAGGTCAGCTTTATAAAAACTAAGGGTAATCGTAACCGCACTGTGCCCATTAGCCAGCAGGTTTATGACAGTATTCCTAAACCCGAAAAACCCGGACGCTATTTTGATTCATGCTACTCAGCTTTTCGCAGCGCGGTTAAGCGCGCTGAATTAGATTTACCAGACGGCCAACTCTCTCACGTACTTAGACACACATTTGCTTCACACTTTATGATGAATGGTGGAAATATATTAGTCTTACAACGCATATTGGGCCATACAGACATTAAAATGACAATGCGTTACTCGCATTTCGCTCCAGAACATTTAGAAGATGCAATTAAGTTCAACCCTTTGAGTGATTGAGAAGGCCCATGAAAAAGCACTATATTTTTCTTTTTACTTTAGGTGGATTATTTTTCGCAGCAGCCCCACTGATTCTATATCTTATTCAATTCTCTCCAAACACATTATTGCCCGATTACCTTACAGACAGATTATCACTCAAAAACGATGACTGGGGAAGTTTTGGTTCTTTCTTAAGTGGAACATCAGGCGCTATCTTTTCATTTTTTGGAACTCTAGCTGTCATATGGACATTAATCGAAACACATAGATCTAATGAAAAACAAATTAACATGATCCGTACAGAGCAGACATTTTCCCAGTTCAATGAACTACTGAAAGTATTGGAAGGCATGCTAAAAAATAAAAAATTCCCCTTGGTTTATGGTGAAGAAGTTAACTTTGAAGGATTTAAAAATCACGCATATGCCGTAATTTCTTTAAAAATGAACTTTCATTTAATGAAAAACCCTGTAGCCAGAAAGGAGAATGGTATTTATGATTTCGCTTTTTATGCTGTTTTCCATGACATTTTTTTCAAAAGCTTGGGGGATAAAACATTCAAAAAAGAATCCGCAATCTATACAGTCCTTTTAGATAGGATAATGAACTCTGACAGTTCAACCAAAGAAGCATTGATAGCAATACTGGATGCAAAACTAAATGAAGATTACTTTTTCTTCCTTAACGCTTTGCAAATTACTGTAGATGATAAATCCAGAATCGAGAGAATGGTAGCTAGCTCATTACCTTTGCAAGTTCCTGCAGATTTGAGAAGTAAAGTCCAAAGAACTTTTGAATAAGTGCCCCCTTTTCGTCCCCTCAGGACGCAAAAACTCAACAAAATCCATCAACATTCAATCTACAAATTATTGATAAATCAGTAAGTTATTGTTTTTAAAAGGAAGAGCATCGTTCTCATAATCGCTTGGTCGCTGGTTCAAGCCCAGCAGGGGCCACCAAATTTTACCTGTTAAATCAGCATATTGAAGCTAGCTTTCAGGGTGGCTTTTTTGTTTATCCTTCAAATCCCCCTTCCTTGTT